ATGTGTAACCTACGGTGTAAGCCTGACACACAAGAAGAGACACGACAGGTGGCTAATCAGATTGATCGTAAGATGATTGAGCTATTCCCTGTAGCATGGGATGCACTAATGGATTAATCATTTGACTAAACTAGAAGATATACTAATGACACCAGAGTATTAGTTAAGAGGCAATACTTGCCATTACTAATACCCCAGTAGTAGGAGATGATGAATGACTAAACGCATACCAATGAACGGTGGTGATGAGTATGACGGCCTCACTAAAGCACGTAAGTTTTACATGTGGAAGTCTGGTCAACTGAAGAAGATCAAACGTGCTTACAATAAACGATTCCGTAAGCATAACAAGGAGGTAAACCATGACTAAAGACACAAACAAGCCCATCAAGGTAACAGAGATAGAAGAACATGAAGATGGCAGTGCTACCTTACAGGTTGAGTGTGACCCTGAGACATTTGAAGCTATCTTTAACGTAGGTTTTGTCACCTTAGTTGAGCGAGGTCTAAGCCATGAGTAGTCAATACTTAGTTAAGTTTGAGGTGGATGAAGATGAGTGGGCGTATGCCTCCGCAGAGAACCCCTTTACTTACGAATCAAAACCCTTGATCTTTGCAACAAAAGGAGAGGCTGAAGCCCACCTACTTAGGTATAACAACGCCTATGTAGTAGAGCAAACAGACATAAGACCTTTGACTACAGATGAACGTAGTCGAGCTAAGGTCAGGGCACTAATTAACAGGGGTATATAATGCTGAAGTTTAATCAAGAGATAGTCAATGAACCAGACCACTACGCAAGGTGGAAGATAGAACCTATCACCTACATCATGCGCAATGGCTTTGAGTTCTGGCGGGGTAACATCATTAAGTATGCTAGTCGTGCAGGTTTTAAAATGTATGACGACAAGACAACCATTGAGTCAGAGATCATAGACTTAGAGAAAGTTCAACGGTATTGTCAGATGCGTATCAACCAATTAAATGGAGAGGAAAAGCTTTAGTTATGTATACGGTTGAGTTTGACCACGACCTAATAACTATCATAACCTTAGATGAACGAGGTGAGTTCGGTGATGTTGAGATTACACTAACTGACAATGGTTCTGTTTTTATAGCCCAGCATGACGAGGAGTCGGGGAGTTCTGATATGATTATGTTAAGTCAACAACAGCTGTTGGATATAGTAGCGTCCATGAACAGTACAGAAGGTATGTACAAGTTAAGGTTAGGGGGTGATTTTTGATAGCTCTTTGGGTCGGGGTACTGATGTACCTCCTAGGTGTTATGCTGGTCTTAGGTTTAGTAGAACCTCTTGATGATGAGCACGAGAATGCACCTATTAAAATAGCCTTGACATGGCCTGTAGTTTCTGTCATGTACATCTGGGCAATGCTTATGGATTTTTATTATGGCGACGAATGACAACCCACACTTAGCTTGTCCGTATCAAGACTGCGGATCAAGTGATGCCTTCAATTGGAATGATGATGGCTTCGGTCACTGCCATTCATGCAGCAGGTCTTACCCAGAGAAGGGGATGCCAGCAACCTTTGAGTGGGCAGCTACCGATTATCCACTACGGGAGAGGAGAAACCCAATGGACATAGAAGTAAAAGGTATGACATACAATGGTATCAGGGGAATAGACCCTGATGTATGCCAGATGTATGGGATACAACTACAGTTGGGTGCAGATGGCAAGCCAGTAAGGTATGCCTACAAGTACCCACACACAACCAAGTACCGCATGTTTAATGATAAGTCTAAGTCGTGGGTCAAGGACCGTGGCTTGGGTATGAACATGCTGTTCGGCCCAGAGTTTAACGCAGGTTCTAGTAACCGTATCTACATTACAGAAGGTGAGTTCGATGCCGCCAGCCTGTACCAGATACTAGGTAAAACTTTCCCAGTTAAGTCACTGCCCAGCGCATCCATTGGTGAGAAGTTCATCAAGCACAACCATGATTACTTGTCGTCATTCAAAGAGTTAGTCTACGCAGGTGAGCTAGATGATGCTGGTCGTAGGGCTGCTGACAAACTGTACCAAGCTTTCCCAGATAAGTTTTACTATGTACCCATGTCCAAGTACAAGGATGCTAATGAGTTCCTTGAGGCTGGTGACTCTGATGCACTTATGTGGGCTGCAAGAAAGCCACAGAGATATTCACCGGAGAACTTCTTCTGCTCTGATATAGATGTAGAACAGGCAATCCTTACAGAAAACCCTTACGAGTATGTACCCACTGGTCACGCTGGTCTTGATGAAAAGATCAGGGGTATGGTTAAGGGAGGTCTTACCTTTATCAAAGCTCCTCGTGGTATGGGTAAGACCGAAGTTGTTCGCTTCTTTGAGACAGGACTACTGCGGGACGAGGAGACACGCATAGCCCTGCTACACATGGAGGAGATGAAGTCTACAACCTATCGTGCTATGGCTACGTACCACCTAGGTATAAACGTCCGTACCAAGGATGATGCTAGGGATGCTGGTATCAGTGAGGCAGATGTGATCAAAGCTGCTCAAGCAGCTACACAAGGTGAACGTACTATTATCTTTGAGATGAGAGGTCACGATGATCCTCTTAAGCTTTTAGATTATGTTAGGTTATCTGCCTCAGTCTATGGTGCAGGGTTCATCTTCATTGACCACGTACAACGTCTAGCCTACCTGTCCAACAGTGGTGTTGATGGTGCCACCAGTACCCTGACCACACTAGGCTCACGTATGGCTCAGTTAGCCAAGGAGTTAAACATTGGTGTGGTATTCATCTCACAGGTCAATGATGATGGCAGAACAAAGTATGCTGCATCACTTGAGGAAGAAGCTATCATCTGTATCAAGCTTGAACGTGATGTTGAGTCTGAGGATGAGATACTTCAGAACACTACGTCATTTTTCATTGACAAGAACAGACCGTTCGCTAAGTTAGGTAATGCAGGGTCACTATACTACGATCCAGAAACAACCATCCTTACTGAGGATGCACCATATCAAGGGAGTTCAATAGCTGCATGATACTGTTTGATGTAGAAGCTGATGATCTTTTGGAAGATGCCACAAAGATACACTGTCTTTCCTACACATCAGATGGTAAAGACTACCACACTATCTTTGACTACCAAGAGATGCGTGACCTTATACTTTCTCAGAAAGGTTTGATTGGTCATAACATTACTAGGTACGATGCACCCTTGCTTGAGAAGATCTTAGGGATCAAGGTTACAGCTAGGTTGTTTGATACCTTGCCTATGTCTTGGGTTCTTAACTACGGCAGATCCAAGCATGGGTTAGAAACCTTTGGCATAGACTTTGATATACCTAAGCCAGAGATAGACGACTGGAAAAACTTATCTCCAGAAGAGTATGCACACCGTTGTGTAGAAGATGTTAAGATCAACTGGCTGCTGTGGACCAACCTACTTAAAAGGTTCTTGTATGTGTATGAGAACGATAAGAAGTTACTTGATAAGTTCTTTAGGTACCTTGAGTTTAAGATGGGTTGTGCTGCGGCAGCTGAGATGTTTACTTGGAAGCTTGATGTCCACTTAGCAAATAAGTGTTTTGATGACCTCACAAAGAAGAAGGAGGAGAGTGCACTTGAACTTGCAGCAGTCATGCCCAAGCGTAGGGTCACAGCTATCAAACGAAAGCCAAAGGTCTGCTTCAAGCAGGATGGTACTGTCTCCTCTCACGGAGAGAAGTGGTTCAAACTTCTTGATGAGCATGGCTTACCACGACACTATGATGGTGAAGTTACAGTAACAAAGGGTTGGGATGAACCTAACCCAGACTCCTCTGACCAAGTTAAGAACTGGCTGTACTCTTTAGGTTGGGTACCTTGTACATTCGACTACAAGAAAAAAGATAGTCAAGAAAAGAAGGTACCCCAAGTCCGTAAGGCAGGGCTACTTACTAAGTCGGTAGAAATTCTGGTAGATCAGAACCCTATCGTGTCTGTGCTAGAGGGCTACACTATCCTTAATCACAGGCTAGCAATCTTTAAGGGCTTCATAAGCTCTGAAGTTAATGGTCATGTTAAGGCTGAGATAAACGGTCTTACAAATACCCTACGCTTCAAGCACAGTAAGCCCCTTGTAAATCTGCCAGGTGTAGATAAACCTTGGGGTAAAGAAATTAGAGGATGTCTGATAGCACCAGAGGGTTACACCTTGTGCGGTGCTGACATGACATCACTTGAAGACACTACCAAGAGACACTACATGCAACCCTACGACCCTGCCTATGTGTTAGAGATGTCACAGGAGGGATTTGATCCACACCTTGACCTTGCAAAGCATGCAGGAAGAGTTACACAAAAGGAGATAGATGATTACAATTTAGGTAAAAGGCCAGACATTCAGTCTATGCGTAAGAACTTTAAGGTTGTGAACTACTCTGCTACATATGGCGTGGGTTCACCTAAGTTATCTCGTGAGACTGGCATGTCCGTACCAGAGGCCCAAGCTTTGCTTGATGCTTACTGGGAACGTAACTGGTCTGTAAAGTCTTTTGCAGAAGATCAGAAGGTACGCAAGATTAATGGTGAGATGTGGGTCAAGAACCCTGTCAGTGGATTCTGGTATAGCCTGCGGTACGAGAAAGATATATTCTCTACCCTCAACCAATCGACTGGTGCTTACTGCTTCGATAGGTGGGTCGCAAACTACAGACTAAAGCGGCCTAATATCATTGGCCAGTTTCACGATGAATCAATTAACGTTGTTAAAAAAGGAGAAGAAGATGATCACACAAGGGTTTTAAAGTGGGCAATAGAAAAACTTAACCAAGATCTTAAATTAAATGTTGACCTAGGTATTGATGTACAGTACGGTCAAAAATATAGTGACGTTCATTAGGAGATATAAAATGGCTACACGTAAAGTTCAACTCGTTGGGATTGCAGAATGGGCAAAAGTATTTGCAAGCAATCGTGACCTAACTGGCTACAAACCTTCACCATCAGTGGAAGGTAGCTACGAAAAATACAATGGTGCTTGCACCCTTAACTTAATTCTTGACGGCCCTAACCTAGAGGCACTCCAATCATCAGGCGCACAGAAGTCCGCAAAACAGGATGCAGAAGGTAGGGGATCGGTCGTCAAGTTTGACCGTAAGTTTGATACGGGACAGCCGTTCTCTGGTGGTGCACCTGTTGTTACTCACGCAGACGGTACACCTTGGGATCTGGAATCAGATGGACTGATTGGTAATGGCTCTACTGTAGAGATCGTTGCTACTGTTTACGACATCCCCAAGTACAGCAAGGTTGGCACACGACTTGACTCAGTGATGGTCATTGATCATGTCAGTGCACCTGTTGAGAAGATTGAAGTCTTCTCGGCATCAAGTAAACCAGCGGTAGTTTCGTCACCCGCTAGCGTACAAACAATAGAAGACGAAGTAATGTTCTAAACTATGGCCCCCTTCGGGGGGCTACTTTTACAGGAGAGAATATGAAAAATATTGATACGCTAATTCCAGACCTAGAAGAAGTTATCTATGGTAGAGGTGGCTGGACCAGTACGCTTGGCACAATGATGGGTGAGGCTATTGCTACCTCAGCTAATACAAGATTCAGCAAGCCTCAGGAGCCAAGAGGTTACCTTTCTTTGTCGTCCATTGGCACACCATGCAAACGTAAACTCTGGTACAGAATAAATAAACCAACAACAAGTGAGCCTCTTAGTGCCAGTATGCTACTAAGATTTTTCTATGGCGACATGATCGAGGAACTAATCCTTCACATGGTCATGGCATCAGGTCACGCAGTGGAGGGTATGCAAGAACGTATGCACGTCCACGGTATCCGTGGTCACAGAGATGCAGTCATTGATGGTATGACAGTTGATGTTAAGTCAGCTAGCCCTTACTCGTTTAAGAAGTTTAAGAATGGTGAGCTTAGGGCTAACGATCCCTTTGGTTACATCTCTCAACTATCTTCTTATGTGTATGCAGCTAAGGACGACCCTCTCGTTACCAACAAAACAACTGGGGCTTTCCTAGTTATTGATAAGGTAAGTGGTGAGGTTTGTTTAGATGTCTATGACTTTACCGAGGAACTTAAGACTAAAGAACAAGAGATGCTTGCAGCAAAGAGCATGGTTGCAGGTAGCATACCAGTTGAACGTGTACCCCCCGTACCTGCCAGTAAGTCTAGTCCTAACATGAAACTAGATAAGTCTTGTACCTTCTGCGACTATAAGAAAGAGTGCTGGCCTAGTGTCCGTATGTTCCAATACTCTTATGGTGTAGAGTACCTGACTCACGTTGAGAAAGTGCCTCAAGTACAGGAAATTTTAAATGACTAGGGCTGCTAAGGCAAAGGGTAGAGGTGGTCAACAGGAAGTCAGGGATAAATTACTTGAGACATTCCCTGAGTTTGAGCCTGATGACATCAAGTCTACAACAATGGGTGACACTGGTGAAGACATCCAGCTGTCACCTGCTGCAAGGAAGAAGCTACCTATTACAATAGAAGTTAAGCGTAGGAAATCTTCTTTAAAAACTGTGTATGGGTACTTGGAACAAGCAAGTAATCATGCTAAGGGTGAACCAGTAGTATTCTTTAGGTCTGATCGTATGCCTTGGGTGGTGATGGTTGGTATGGATCACTACATGGAACTCTTAAGGAATTGGAAAGATAAAGATGGAAGTTAAAATATGGGGAATACTAGAAGGTCCAACAGCAGTAGAAGATTTCTCTGAAGATTATGATGCCCCAGAGGGAGCTACCTATTACATGGTATGCAAGGTGGAGATTGACGGTAAGTTAGAAGAAGATAACTTCTGGTTCGAAGACTTCAACGATGCATATGAGTGGGTTAAATACTTTAAGGATACTGCTGAGCCACTTCTTCTTGACACGGGCAGTGGCCCTGTGTATAACTAGGAGTTTCTGCTATGTTATTTCAAATAAACTTAACCATTTCAGTAGATGAATCTGCCAATTTTTTAGAGGCTTTTGGTAACAATGCAGAGGTTATAGCAGAGCAAATACAGTATGCTCTTTATGACATTGATGACATACGTGT